AACCGTGGCTAACGGAGGATCTGTCGGAGAAGATCCCGTTGCGGCAGCCGAACGAGTACGCGCTGTCCAAGTGGGCGAACGAGCAGCAGATACTGAACTACACCGCCCGCCACGACGTTGAGGCGGTCAGGCTCCGGTTCTTCAACCTGTACGGGCCGGGGGAGAACTACCACCCGTTTCGTTCGGTGGTGTCCCTGTTCTGCCATCGCGCCCTGAACGGCATCCCCTGGGACGTGTATGAGGGGTATTCCCGCACCTTCATGTATGTGGACGATTTCATTCCCACGCTCGCTAACGCGATTGATGCGGAGGCGGGAAGCGTTTATAACATCGGCGGCAACGACTACCGCTCGATCCGTGAGCTCTCCGACCTGGTCCTGAACCAGACGGGGGCCAACTCGGACCTCGTTACCTACTTGCCCGAGGACGTTCACAACGTCAAGTCGAAACGCCCTGACAACTCACGGGCCATCGCTGACCTCGGCCACGACCCGAAGGTGACGCTCGAGCAGGGCGTCCCGCTGACCCTCGAATGGATGGAGTCGTAATGACCCGTTACAAAGTTACCGGCACCCAGCCGGTCCTTGACCAGCAGCCCGGACACATCTTCGAGGCGGACATCCCCTCCGAGCTTGAGGCGTATCTGTTCGCCATCGGTGCCATCAAGGTGCTCGACAAGGCTTTCGGCAAGACAGAGAAGCCGAAAGTGCTTGACGCCCCGCTGTCGCTACCCGAGAAGCCGAAGAGTGCTGACCGCTGACCAACTGACCGCGATGCGGTCAACGATGACCTCCTCCCTTGCTGGGACGGCGATCATCCAGACCCAGAGTTACCAGTCGGATGGCGGCGGTGGCGGCACGACCGTTTGGACGAACGCCGGCACCGCTAACTGCCGCATCACCACGTCGATGCCGGGTGACGAACGGGTTCAGGGCGGTCGCATTCACCCCGACACCGAATACATCCTGACCCTGCCCGCCGAAACGTCGGTGACGGATGACTCCCAGATCCTTTACGGCTCGCAGACGTTCGCTGTCACCGCGATCCATGCCCCGCGCACCTGGGAAGTTTCCCGTCGCGTGGAGCTGAAGGAAGTTGCCTGATGGGTTCCTTCAAGCCCTACTCCACACTTGCCCAGAAGGGCGGCGCGGTGCTGGTCAACGACATTCCAGAGATCCAGGGGGACCTGAAGGAAGTGGTTGGTGAAGCACTGAAGGCAGGTGCCGAAGAGATCGCCGAGATTGCCCGCCGGAATGCCCCGGTCGGCAGCGGTCGCGACCCGCACCCCGGTCGCCTTCGTGACTCCATTGAGGTCATTCAGGTCAACGAACCGGGACAGGTCGGCTATCGCGTGATCGCCGAGGCGCAGGCCGACGCCAATGGCCGAGAGGGAATGCCTTACGCCGTTCTGGTGGAGTTCGGCAGCGCCCACAACCTTCTTGCCAAGCCGTTCCTGATGCCCGCGTTCTTCGAGAAAGAAGAGCAGGTTGTGGAAGATGTCTATGAGGCGTTGAAGGAACTATGAGCACCGCCGTCCGCGAAAGCCTTTACGCGAAGCTCGCCGCCACATCCGGCGTGACCTCCAAGCTAGCTACTACCACCTCCATCTACCACGGGCAGGCACCGCCTAACGCCGCCTACCCGCTGATTGTGTTCTCGAAGTTGGCGGGCACCAAGACCCGTGCGATGGGCAACCCGAACGCTTTCAACCGTGAGGTGTGGATGGTCAAAGCGATCGACAAGGGCGGAAGCTCCAAGGTCGCCGAGTCCATCGCCGAGGCGGTCGACAGCGCCCTAGATGGCGGAACGCTAACTGTCACGGGAAAGAAACTTGCTGACCTTACCCACGTCTCTGACGTGGACTATCTGGAACCCGAAGGGGACCAGATTTACAGGCACCACGGCATCAACATCGCCGTGATCCTGACTGCTCCATAGCCACCACTCCAGCCACCACTGCGGGAGGCGCGTTTGGCGCGTTCTCCGCTCCCAGGCGCTCCCGCGCTTCCCAGCAATCCAACTCCAAAGGAGTGAGTTCACTATGGCGAAAGAGATCCTTCGCTCAGTAAAGATCACGGTCAACTCCGTGGATCTGTCAGACCATTGCTCGCAGGTGTCCCTCGAGGACACCGCTGCCGAGGTCGATACCACCGCGTTCGGCCAGGGCTACAGCGATATCCAGCAGGGCATCAAGAACGCCAGCATTTCCGCGACGTTCTTCAACGATCACGCTTCCGCGTCGGTCGCTGACACCCTCCAGCCCCTGTACGCCTCGGGCGGCACCTTCAACGTGAAGGTCTGGCCCGATTCGGCAGGCACCGTTGTTTACACGCAGCTCTCGCGTCTGATGCAGCGTCCGATGCTCGCCGGCGGCGTTGGCGAGGCCAGCACCCAGGACGTGACGTTCCAGAACGCAGGCACCGCCGGAATCACCCGCGGCACCTCGTGACGTTTAGGGGGTCGGGCATCCGCTCGGCCCCCAGGCCACCGGCTTTTTAGCCACCAACAAGAAAGGGGAACCTCATGGCGAGGCTTTCCAAGGACGCACTTCTCAGTGCGAGTGACATCCGGCAGGAAGAAGTTGACCTGCCGTCCATTGGCGGTTCGGTGCTCGTTCAGGGCCTGTCCGCCGCATACTCCAACGAGGCTCAGTCCGAGGCCCTGGAGATGGTTACCTCTGGGCGCGAGCAGATCGCCCGCGTCAACACTCAGAAGCTGGAGAACCTTCAGGTGCTCCACGGCTTCGTTGATCCGAAGTTCGATTCACTCGCCGAGGTTGAGGCGTGGATGAAGAAGAACGGCCCCGCTGCCAAAACAGCGGTCGCGAAGATCGACGAGCTCTCCGGTATTGACAAGGAGGCCATCGTGGAAGCGAAGGCCAAGTTTCCGAGCGGCGGAGAGGATGCGGGCGGGGCAGACGTGGGTGATGGAACTCCCGCCAGGGGTGCCGGACCCGCTGTTTCTTCATGAGTTAGCACTGGAGATGGGCAAGAGCGTCCGAGAACTCTGCGAGAGCATGTCCGCCCACGAGCTTTGTGTGGAGTGGCCCGCTTTCTTCGAGGCCCGCAATCGGATGCGTGAACAAGAAGCACTTAAGCGGGCAAATCGTTGATCGGTTTGTCCGCTTTTTTCATTCCCTGAAAGGAGGTGGTTCCCTGTGGCAAGCACTATCGCTGCGCTAAACATCATGGTCAACGCCAACACGGGTTCGGCTATCGGCCAGCTGTCCTTGCTGGACAAGAAGCTGAAGGAATCGCTTGGCGTGGCGAACGCCACCTCCACGGGAATGACCGCGAAGCTCGGGCCTAAGATGGTGGCCGGTGCCGGTCTGGCCGCTGTCGGCGTGGCCGCGGTGGTCGCCGGCAAGCAGCTGTTCGACCTCGGCAAGGACCTGGACACCGCCTACGACAAGATCCGTGTCGGCACCGGGGCGACGGGCAAGCGTTTGGACAAGCTGAAAGCGGACTTCCGTTCCGTTGCCAGCTCTGTTCCCGATGACTTCGACACCGTTGGGAAGTCCATCGCGGGGCTGAATACCCGACTCGATCTGAGTGGCAAGCCGCTTCGGAGGATGTCGCGGAACATGCTGAACTTGTCTCGGATCACCGAGACTGACCTCGAGGGCAACATCAAGTCGGTGTCCCGTGCTTTCCAGGACTGGGACGTGCCGGTGAAGAAACAGACCCGTTCGCTCAATGGTCTGTTCAGGCTGTCGCAGAAGGGCGGCGGTGATGTGAGCGAGCTGGCCGAGAACATTCAGAAGTTCGGTTCCCCCTTGCGGAACCTTGGGTTTGACATTTCTGAGGCTGCGGCAATGTTCGCGACGTTTGAGAAGGCGGGTGTGAACACGCAGACGATGGTTCCAGGCCTGAAGCTGGCTTTGGCGAACCTGACCGCCCCGACCGACAAGTTGAAGGGTTCCCTCGATTCGCTTGACGTGGCGATCGGCAACCCGAAGAAGGGCCTCCAGCAGGTCATGGACCTTCTGGGTGACAAGTCGAAGTTGAAGGCCACAGACAAGATCAACCTTGCGATGCAGGTGTTCGGCAAGCGGGCGGGTGCTGACATGGCGGAGGCGGTGAAGCAGGGCCGCTTCAACGTGGACAACATGGTCAAGACGTTCAAGCATGGCTCCGACACGATCGGCAAGACCACCAGGGACACAAATGATTTCGGCGAGAACATGGCGATCTTCGGCAACAAGATCAAGATTGCGTTCGCACCTTTGGCTGACGTTGTTTTCAATGCGGTCGGCAAGCTTTCCGCCGCTCTCGCTGGCCTGAAGATCAACCAGTACGTCCATGACGTGCGGCATTTCATGAAGACCAACGAGGACTTCAAGGATGTGCTCGCCGCGGTGAAGGTTGGCCTGAAGGCGTTCGGTGTTGTAGCCAAGTTCGCTTTCTCGATCCTGAAGGACTCATTGAAGGGCGCATGGACTTACGCGAAGGGCGTGTTCCAGGCGATGCGTGGCGTCATCAAGTTGACCTCCGGTGTTCTCACCGGGGATTGGAAGAAGGCGTGGGAGGGTGTCAAGGACATCTTCCGCGGCTCGACCAAGGTGGTGCTCGGTGTGTTGCGGGGCATGACGGCCCCTGCCCGCAAGATCGGCGGCTTGATCATGAAGGGCCTGAAGTCCGTGTTCAGCGGCGCTTGGGACACCATCACGGGTATTTTCGAGGGCGGCGCTAACGCTGTCATTGATGTTGTGAACGCGATCATCAGGGCGATCAACGCCATTCCGGGTGTCCCTGACATTGACGAGATCGGTTCCGTTGGCGGCGGTGGTGGTCCGAAGACCCCGGCGCAGAAGGCGTTCAAGACTTTCCAGCGTGGTTCGTACATCACGGGCGGGAAGCCTTCGGGCGACTCGGTACCCGCCATGCTCGAGCGCGGCGAGTATGTGCTGAACCGCAACGCCGTCAAGAAGGTAGGCGTTGACCGCCTGAACGACCTCAACTTCAAGGCCGCTTCTCGTTTCCAGACGGGCGGGCCCGTTGGCCTCATCAACGGCGGGGACGTTTGGGACGCGGCGACGGGTGCTGTCAGTGGCGCGGCGAACCTCGCCATGAAGGGTCCCGGCTTCTTCATCGACAAGCTGCCCGACCCGAACATTCCCCAGCCGTTCACGGGTGTTGGTCCTTACGCCATCAAGAAGGCAACCGATTTCATCAAGGACAAGGTGAACCCGTTTACGGGCGGCGGCAGCAACGCCGCGTCCTACCCCGGACTTCCCGGCGGGGCGGGCATGTTCCAGGGCAAGGCTGTCGCAAGCTGGATTATTCCGATTTTGACATGGGCTCAGAACCACGGATGGGGCGGGAGCATCACGTCTGGTGTCCGCAGCGCCGCGCACAACGCCACCATTCCCGGTGCTTCACCAACCTCTAACCACCTTGCCACCGCTTACCCTGGCGGCGCTATCGACGTTGGCGGGTTCGATGCCCGTGCTGAGGGGCAGGCGCTTGCCTCGGTGCTCGCGAAATACCCGAAGCACCCGACCCTCATCTGGGGTGGCCCGACGATGGACGACTGGGGCCACTTCTCGGCCACGGGACATCAGAAGGGCGGTCTGATCGGGGGCCTCCGTCACCTCATGGTTGGCGGCGCAGCGGAGCACGGTGTCGTCAAGCGGGTCGGTGCCGACCTACTTAGCCACGGCTTCGACTTCAAGTCCACCGCGGGCATCCTCGGCAACGCTTGGCGGGAGGGCCTGTGGAACCCGTCGCAGATGGAAATGACGGGGGCCGATAACGGCGGGCTCTGGGGCTTCACCGCATACGAAAAGTCCCTCGCGAACCTTCGCGCCTATGCCGAGAGTAAGGGCAAGCGGTGGGATGACGAAATTGTCCAGACCCACTTCATGATGAAGACGGGTGGCAACAGCATCAAGGGTGCGCTCAATGCGCTCGACTCGATCCCCGGGACGACCAAGACCTTCATGGACGAGTACGAACGTCCCGCGTCTGAGACCGCGGCGCTGGACATTCGCACCTCAGCTGCTTATGACGCGGCGAAGATTCTCCAGGCCGCAGGTATCACCAAGCCCGGTGATAGTGCCGGCGAAGATACGGGACCGTCAGCCGCTGAACGCAAGAAGTCGGCGCGGGAGGATCGCAAGACCAAGCGCACCGGGATCATCGACAAGCTTCTCGGTTCCCTTAGGGGCAAGGTCGGCGGTGAACGCCTCGGCGACCTCTGGAAGATCATTGGGGCTTACGCCAAGTTCGGCAAGTTCGAGGGCAGCGAGAAGTCCATGCTCCTCGGTCAGGCTGGTGCTGCGGCCAGGGCGAAGTCCCCTGTCGTGGCGGCGAACGGCCTCGATCGCCTCCGTCTCA